TTCACTGCAAAGTGGAACGTTCCAAAGGCAGCAGAAAACTGTAATCTCACCAATAAAGAAATGAAGATTACGTTTAATGAATACTGCCGTTTACATCCTGCCACTTATATGGTAGAATGTAACAGTCAACTCAGTTTCCTCTGAGTTTTTTATGGGACTGTTGCTTATTGGTTAAAGCCCACTGCTTATAACGGTGTGAACAGAGTTCAATTCTCTGCAGTCCTACCAAGGGAGTATGGTGGAATCGGTAGACACACCAGACTTAAAATCTGTTGGGCATTGCCCGTGGGAGTTCAAGTCTCCCTACTCCTATTAGAGGACATAAATCACCTCTAAATAAACAAAAGTAAGAAACTATTCTATGAAGTACAGAATAGATGCCAGATATTGTTGGTATGATAAAGGAACCCAAATTGTCCTAATGTACTTTATAAATCAAGTTCCTTTTACTTTTGACGAACTTCCAGATAATTCAATCTATGATCTGGAATTAGTTGAATTAGCAGACACAGAAAGAAGGTTCGAACCAGAGGATTTATACAGAACATCATTCTATTTGATTGATGAACAATGTCATCCTATGTTGTTTGAACTTGAACTGGAAAATCCAGAAATGTTGCCTGTTGATTAATTTGCCCTTGTAGCTCAGTGGTAGAGCAACGGTTTTGTAAACCGTTGGTCGTCTGTTCGAATCAGATCGGGGGCTTGAGTTCTATAAAACTCCAAAATGAATATTAAACTCTGGTATTGCGAGTCTATGAAACAATGGCGTTGGACTCTTACAGATAGTTCTCGTCCTATTCGCAGACAAGAATCAGGACAACAACCATTTCTTCGTGATGCTATGAATGATGTAGCAAGCACAGTAGAATATATGTTAGAATGCAAACAAAATGAGTAATAATACTTAAATGAAATCGGATTTTTATATAGATAAGGTTGGTAAGAATGAAGTAAAAAATTTACTTTACACTCACCATTATCTAAAAGATGAATCCAAAGATTTTAAGTCGGGTTATAACTATGGACTTTATCGAAATTCTTTCACAGACATCCTTAGGATTGGCAACTGCCTTGGTGTTTGTATTTTTACTGGTCTCCCAGTTCCAGAAATCGCAGTAGGTGCGTTTGGATTAAATCGTAATGAACAGCAAGGAATCTTTGAACTCTCAAGACTTTGCATAGAACCTAATACACAGTCAGAAGAATATAACATCACTTCTTGGTTTGTGTCACGGGCGATTAGACAATTTCGGAAAGATACCGAAGTTAAAGCAATTATCTCTTATGCCGATAGCAGTCACCATGTTGGTACAATCTATCGGGCTTGCAATTTTAAATATTACGGTCTTACAGATCGAAAAAAAGATTTCTACTATTCAGACGGAACTAAACACTCTCGTGGAAAAGTAAAAGGTTCTGAAGGTGAATGGAAAGAACGAACTAGAAAGCATAGGTATGTAATGGCATTTGATAAGAATTTAAAATGCTTGTGGAATGAAGAAAGTTATGGTATAATTTGAAAGGCGATACTAACCAAACCCCTTCCGTGTGACTTCGAAACCTCCCTTGTGGAGGTTTTGTTGTATGATAAATAATCTATAACGGAACTTTCATAGTAATAAAATGGGTCTCAGTCGCTTAGATAATTTTCTTAAGAATACGAAAGGAACAATTCTCTACGTCGATCCTTCAAGTATTGACGCAACAGATGGTGTAGAGAATCAAGGTAATTCTCTTACGAGACCCTTCAAAACAATTCAAAGAGCTTTAGTTGAAGCAGCAAGATTTTCCTATCAAAAAGGAAGGGATAATGATAGGTTTGGAAAAACAACGATCTTATTATATCCAGGAGAACATGTAGTTGATAACAGACCAGGATATCTGGTTAATAATTTAAATGATTACACCCTTAGAAGTGGTGGAGTAACTAATGACTTATCTCCGTTTGATTCCCAAACCAATTTTGATTTAACTACTGAGGATAATGCATTATTCAAACTCAACAGTGTTCATGGTGGAGTTATTATTCCACGTGGTACTTCAATAGTTGGTTTAGATTTAAGAAAAACTAAAATTAGACCAAAGTACGTACCAAATCCAGAAAATGATAATATTAAAAGATCTTGCATTTTTAGGGTAACTGGATCATGTTACATTTGGCAGTTTAGTATTTTTGACGCTGATCCAAATGATGTTGTATATAAAGACTATACAAGTAATGTCTTTGTTCCAAATTTCTCTCACCATAAGCTTTCTTGTTTTGAATATGCAGACGGTGTTAATAAGGTAGAAATTGAAGATACTTTCCTATCTTATTATTCTGAAAAAACTGATCTTGACATGTATTATGAAAAGGTCGGGGCTGTTTATGGATCAACTAGTGGAAGAGCTCTTCCTCCAGAATTTGTTGGTGATCCTATCGATATTCAAACAAAAATTGATGAATTTAGAATCGTCGGATCAAAAGGTGCAGAAATTGGAATTACTAGTATTAGATCTGGAGATGGAATAACACCGACCACAACTATTACAGTTGATCTTCAAGATAATGATGCAGGTCTTCAAGTCGATACTCCAGTAAGAGTTGAGGGTGTAAACGCATCTGGATATGATGGGCAATATGTTCTTAGTGAAGTTATTAGTAATACCCAAGTAAAGTATAAAGTTCAAAACTCCCCATTAAACCCACTTCCTTCAGTTGCTGGAGCAACCTTAAGTATTTTAGTTGATACAGTTACTTCTGCTTCCCCATATATCTTCAACATTTCGTTGAGATCTGTTTATGGTATGTGTGGAATGCTTGCTGATGGAGAAAGGGCGGATGGATTCAAGAGTATGGTTGTTTCCCAATTCACTGCAATTGGGCTTCAGAAAGACGATAATGCTTTTGTAAAATATAATTCTATTAGTGGTACATTTACTGATAAAACCTCTAGTGGCAATGAAAATATTCACACAGATTCTAGGGCAAGATATAAGCCCTCGTATACAAACTTCCACATTAAAGCAACAAATAATTCATTTATTCAGGTAGTTTCTGTTTTTGCTATTGGATACGCTCAACATTTTATCGCCGAAAATGGCGGTGACCTTTCTATAACAAACTCAAACTCAAACTTTGGAGCTAAGTCTTTAGTTGCTTCTGGATTCCAAAAAGAATCTTTTAGAAGAGATGACGTTGGTTATATTACTCATATTATTCCGCCAAGAGAATTGGAAACAACGGAAACTAGTGTTGAATTTTTATCTATTGATATTGCAAAAACAGTAAGCATAGCTTCAACCAATCGCCTTTATCTTTATAATGAAGTAAATCAATCCACTCCACCAGAAGGAGTTATTGAAGGGTATAGAATTGGTGCTAAGAGAAATGAAAATATAAATGTACTATTCTCCTCCGGAGGAATCAGCACTCAGTATTCGGCAAGGGTTATTATGCCGAATACTCAATTTACTTCTTCAGAAACAACTTCAGAAAAAATATTTGTTGTTAATAGAAGTATAACTGGAATTAATAGTATCACAAGTAATGTAATTACTTTAAGTGATACACACTCATTCATAAACGGAGAATCTATAAGGATTATAAGTGAAACTGGACAAATTCCAGATGGTATTCTTCATAATCAAATATATTATGCTATTACCAATGGAAGCAATATTACAAATGGAAAGCAACTTAAACTTGCACAAACATTAAATGACGCCTTAAATGATGATGATATCACAATTAATAGTAAAGGTGGAATACTTCAAGTAGTAAGTAGAGTATCTGATAAGAAGTCTGGAGATATTGGACACCCGATTCAATGGGATGGAAGTCAGTGGTATATTAATGTTGCAACTGCTTCTACCGAAAATTCAATCTATCCAACTGTTATTAGTGCAGGAACAACTTCTCTTGGGCAAGCAAGTCCTAGAACATTTATTACAAGAAGACCTGACAATAGATCTCTAGACGATACAATTTATAGAGTTCGCTATGTAATTCCTTCAGATTCAACTATTGTCTCGAGACCGCCAGTTGAAGGATATGTAATTCAAGAATCAAATACTTCAATTGGGTCAACTGACTCTGAAGTTGCATATCAATTCAATCCTTCTTCTGCAAGTTTATCAAACTCAACAGAATTGAGGAATTTTAGAATAATTTCTAATGCAAGTTGGAATATTGGAACTGCAAATATTTTAACTGAGATTCCACATAATTTAAAGGTTGGATCGGAAATTGAAATCAACAATATAACTAGTTCCAATAACACGGCTGGTATTGCAAATACAGGATTTAATGGAACATATACTATCAGTGGTATCAGTAGCTCTAAGCATTTTAGCTTTAACTTATCAAATGATCCTGGATCATATAACAATAACAACTCTTCCAGAAACGTATCTCTACCATATTTTAAAAGGAAAAGATATTCCGGAACATATTATATCTACAAGAGTCAAGAAGTTCAGGAATATATTTCAGGAAAGCAGGACGGAATATATCATTTACACATAGTAAATTCTTCAAACTCTCCAACTTCCGAACCATTTACTGGACTTAGATTTTCACAGCCACTGCAAAATCTCTATCCACAATTAGATAGAGATAACCCAACATCTGATCCAAAATCAGCATCATGCTTTGCTTTATCAGAACCTGCAGGACAAGTAGTTGTTAATAATTCACAATATAGTATCACAAAGGAAACAATTGAAAAATTATCTCATGATAATAATATTGGAATAGGTCTTACTAATATTGTTTCAAACTCTGCAGGAACTGCTCATACCTTCTTCACTTCCTATGATCATGGATTAAATGGAATAACAAAAGTTGGTATTGTAAGTTCTGGATATGCATATGGTTCCGGATCTTCAGGAACATTATATAATGCTCGCTTAGTTGGATTGGCAGGATCTATTACTGGCATTAATGCTACTGCTAGAATATCCTTTGATACTGCAGGCAAACTAACCAATGTTTTCATAATTAATGGTGGTAGTGGATATGGAATTGGAAATAGTCTTGCTGTTGTCGGTGTAGCAACTACTTCTGGACATATTATTGGAATTGTAAGTGTAACATCGATAAACAATAATATAAATGATACTCTTGTTCTTTGTGGTATTTCTTCATTATCATATCAAAATTATAATACATCTTATAGAATTACTGGAATTTCTACTACAACTATTGCCGTCGAGTCTTCTAGCCCAATATCTGGCGTTTCTACCATAACTGGAATTGGTATTACTGCAGCACTTTATTCGGAAGCAATTCTTACTGGAAAAACTCTAGGTATAAGCGCCATTTCTTACAATCCAGTAACTGGATTAGCCACTGTTACAACTGATCAAAATCATGGATTATTCACCAATAACAAGGTAAGATTTAGTGGAGCAAACTCTTCAATATTCAATGGAGATTTTGTTATCAAGGGTATCGTTGGATTAACTACATTTGTTGCCAACATTGGTATTGGAACTGCAAATTATGATACGAGCGGGACAAAATATATCTATAGACTTGGTTATACTTCTAATGCCGGAATTGTCAAAAAGGACGATGAAAATATTTCTGGACGTTTAATAACAGAATATGCTGGTATTACAACAACGTTACAATCAGCAATTGCTTCACAAACAACTACAACTATATCGATAGTAAATGTAGAAAATCTTAATTTACAGATTGGCGATTTTCTACAAATAAATGATGAAATTTTTAGAATTAAAACTACAGTAACTGGAAATCCTGTCACTGTTTTCAGAGGTGTTCTTGGATCTAGAAGACAAACACATGATGTAGGATCTGTTATTAGAAAAATAAGACCTATACCTGTTGAACTTCGTAGAAACTCTATTATTCGTGCTTCTGGACATACCTTTGAGTATGTTGGATATGGTCCTGGTAACTATTCCTCATCTCTCCCAGAGAGACAAGATAGACAAATATCAGCACAAGAAGAAATTCTATCGCAATCAACAAGAATTGATGGTGGTATTAATTATTACAATGGAATGAATGATAAGGGTATTATATACTCAGGAAATAAAAAGGTAAATTCCTCTACTGGTCAAGAAGAAGTATTTGATACTCCAGTTGCAACAGTTGTTGGTGAGGATATTGTTTCAAACGATATTAACGTTGGATTTAATGTTATCAATCCTCTAGAAGCTACTATAAGCAGATCGATCAGGGTTGAGGGTGGAGTAGACGGAAATATTATTTCCAAATTTGACGGGCCAGTTATCTTTAATAACAAATTAACTTCAAATTCTTCTAAAGGTATTGAAGCAAGTTCTCTATTCTTGCAGGGAGATGTTCAAGTTTCTAGAAAATATACTGTAGGAATTTCAACTCCCACTGCTTCCTCAAACCCAGGAGATGTTGTTTATAATGGAAATCCATTAAGTGGTGGTAGTCTTGGTTGGATATACACTCAAAATAATCGTTGGGAAGAATTTGGAAATATTGCCGATAATGGATTACTTACCAACTTCCTAACCATAGGTATATCATCAAATTACAATTATGTAGGCCTTGCTACATTAATTAATTTTGTTGGTACTGGTATTTCTATCGCACATTATTATGACAATACATCTGGAATTACAACATTAACCTTCTTCTCAAGTTCAGTTGCACCTGCTACATTAAATGTTGCTGGAGTTTCAACCTTTAATGAAAATGCTATCTTCAATAATGGCATAAATGTTATTTCTGGAGTTTCTACTTTCTCCTCCGCAACAAACTTCTCCAGAGAGGTTAATTTATCACAAAGATTAATTGCAGAAAATATTAGATCCACTGGTATCACAACACTACCAAATCTCGATCTATCAACTGTTATAAGTGGAATTACTACTTTCAATGGTGATGTTTCAATAGGATCTTCTACAAGAGCATCTGATTCTTATCTCAGAGTTCTTGCTGGTGATAATAATAATGCTGGATTTGAAGCATATGGATCTGTTCAGGGAACTGGATATTTATTTGTTGGACAATCCAGCGTATATGGTGGTGGTGTATATTATAATGGAGATGGAACACCAGGATTTGCTTCTGGCGAATCTTCGGATCAAGTTTCCTTCTATAGAAAAGACAATTCGGTTAATGAAGTAGTATTCTCATACCCTTACGATAGCAATAGCGTAACCTTTAGAGGTCCAATAAATTCCACATTCATAACTGTTTCTGGAATAGTAACTGCTTCCGATTTTAATTCTAGTTCAGATGTTAATCTGAAGAAGAACATTGAACCATTACAAAATTCACTAGATAAAATTGCAAAACTGCAAGGTGTGAGTTTTGAATGGAAATCTAATGAAGAAAAGGCAATTGGTTTAATTGCTCAGGAAGTTGAAAAAATATTCCCAGAAATGATTGGTCAAAGTGAGGATGGATTCAAAACTATTAGATATAATAATTTAATTGCCGTTCTCATTGAAGCAGTCAAAGAACTTAAGGAAGAGGTTGATGAATTAAAAAACAATAAATAGTAGAAACAATTTACTCGGGTGGAGAGTGAAACCCAATGGGAATCAATAAAAATTTTGTAGTAAAGAACGGTTTAGAAGTATCTACAGATTTAATTGTTGCCGATTCCTTAACTGAAAAGGTTGGAATTGGCACTTCTATTGCAAAATATTTGTTCCATGTAAGTGGTGGTATTGGAGTTACTAACAGTTATACCACTGGAGTATCTACTGTCAGAGAAAAACTTCAAGTTGGACTTGATGGCATTGTTATGACTGCGGGCAAAGATGATGCCTATGTTGGATTTGGTACCAATTTGCCGGTATATCAAGTAGAAATAAAAGGATTTTCCACAGGAGCTGGAACTACATCATTCTTCATAGAAGGAAATTCTAAATTTAATGGTGATCTTATTGTTAATAATGTAAGTGCAAATGGAATTCAACTAACTAGTATCAATCTCTCAGGAATTTCTACTCTTGCCGTTGGCATAATAACCACCCTCAGAGGTACTAATTTAAATTACAGTGGTATTGGCACCATTGTTAATGTAAGAGGAACAGATCTTAGTTACAGTGGTATTGGCACCATTGTTAATGTAAGAGGAACAGATCTTAGTTACAGTGGTATTGGCACATTTGCAAATATAAGCAATACAAATCTTTATTCCCAAAATGCGTATATTAATACTGGCATAATAACAACTTTAAGTGGTACTAATTTAAACTATAGTGGAGTAGGAACTGTTGTTAATGTAAGAGGTACTAATTTAAACTACAGTGGTATTGGCACCATTGCTACATTTAATTCAACAACCTCTAACATAACTACATTAAATCCAACGACAATTAATAATACTAACCTTTATAGTACTAATTCATACATTAATACTGGTGTAGTCACATCTATATCAGGATCTACTGCAACTTATGCTGTTGGAGATATTACTGCAGTAAGAGGTACTAATTTAAACTATAGTGGTATTGGAACTATTGCCACTCTAAATTCTACCACTTTAAATAACACCAATTTTTACAATACAAATTCATATGTCAATACTGGCATAATAACAACTTTAAGTGGCACTAATTTAAACTATACCGGTATTGGTACTATTACCAATGCGACAGGTACTAATTTAAACTATAGTGGTATTGGAACTATTGTCACATTTAATTCAACAACTTCCAATATAACCACACTAAATCCAACAACAATTAACAATACGAATCTATACAGCAATAATTCATACATTAATACTGGTGTAGTCACATCTATTTCTGGTAGTACTGCAACTTATGCTGTTGGAGATATTACTGCAGTAAGAGGTACTAATTTAAACTATAGTGGTATTGGCACCATTGCTACATTTAATTCAACAACCTCTAACATAACTACATTAAATCCAACGACAATTAATAATACGAATCTATACAGCAATAATTCATATATCAACACTGGAGTTGTAACGTCTATATCCGGATCAACAGCAACTTATGCTGTTGGAGATATTACTGCAGTAAGAGGTACTAATTTAAACTACAGTGGTATTGGCACCATTGCTACATTTAATTCTACCACTCACAACAATACAAATTCATACGTTGGTAATTTATATGCAACTTCAGGTATAGTAACAACATTAACAGGTGCTTTTGTAAACTATACCGGTGTAGGGACTATTGCGGCAATAAGAGGCAACAATATCAACTATACGGGAGTATCTACAATTACTAGTGCTCAAGGAACAAGTCTTAATTATACTGTATGTGATATTGTCAATACTAGAGGTACTAACTTAAATTATACTGGAATTGCAACTATCGGTAATGTTTTAATTTCAAATGGAAATGTTAGTGGTATAGGTATTACAGTTTACTACTATGGAGACGGTTCTAATTTAACAAACACACCTCCAGGAAATCCTGCAGGATCCAATCAAACTGTCCAGTACAATAATGGTGGGGCATTCGCTGGATCAAACAATTTAACCTTTGATGGCACTACGGTTACTTTTGGTTCTGTTGTTAAGGCCAATGGAACAGGCGTAAATGCTGGGGTTGGTATTATAACCGCAACCGACTTTAATTCTACTTCTGATATTAATTTAAAGAAAGATATTAGTGTGATTGACAATGCCCTAGAATTAATTAACAGTATCGAAGGAGTTAGATTCAAATGGAAATATGATGACAAACCTTCAATGGGAGTTATTGCCCAGCAAGTGGAGAAAGTTATTCCAGAACTAGTATCTACAGGAGACTCTAAAACAGTCAATTATAATGGTTTCGTTGGTGTTTTAATCGAAGCTATTAAAGAATTGACTTTGAAAGTAGAAGATCTTGAACGTAAGTTATTATAAATATTAATATCCCCTAGCCTAGTGGAGACACGAAAATGGCAGTCAAAATTAGTAATACGACCGTTATTGATAACGACAGGAATATAGTTAACGTTCCAAATGCAAATTACACTGGAATTGTGACAGCCTCTAGTTTTGTCGCTAACAACACAGCTCTACCTAGTAGAGGGCAAGTAATTGCTTTTTCACTTGTTCTATAATTCAACAAAATAAGAGGTATCACAAATGGCCGCACCTAATATTGTAAACACTACTACAATTACTGGGAAATCCGCTCATTATACAGCTACTACTTCTTTAGCAGATACTGGAGTTACAAACACCAGTGGAAGTAATAAAGTTTTTAAAATAAATAGCATCATACTTGCAAATAAAGGAGCTGCCACGGTTCCTGTGAGGGTTTCGATTTTATCGGTATCTACGACATATTATTTGGCATACGATATTCCCGTGCCAATCGGAGCATCTTTGGTTCTCATTGGAAAAGATGACGCAACTTTTTACTTGGAAGAGAATGAAAAAATTCAAGCATACGCAGCTTCTTCCAGCGCAATAGATATTAATATTAGTTACGAGGAGATTTCATAATGCCAGGAAATGGAGGATTTATTGGTACTACAGGAATTTCTAATACAACTAACGCTTATGGCGTTTGGGGTATAAGAGAAGTTTTTACTGCATTAAGAAATAACAGTTGGCCAAAGCTATATATTTCTGCTTCTGGAGGAACCCCAACAACTTCCGGTGGATATACAATTCATACATTTACTTCAACACAATCATTCTCAATAAATTATGCTCCTCCAGGAGCAACAATGGAATATTTGGTTGTTGCTGGTGGCGCCGCTGGTGGTGCATATCAGGCTGGCGGCGGTGGTGCCGGTGGATATAGAACAGGATCTATGTCTATGTCTACTGGAACAACATACACAATGACTGTTGGTGGCGGTGGAGCGGCAGTTCCTGGTGGATCTGGTGGAGTTGGTGGAGATAGTTCTATTGGAGCCTCCGTTATTTCTACCGGTGGTGGCGGGGGTGGATCATATGGAGCTTCTGGAGCTTCTGGAGGATCTGGAGGAGGTGGTGGTCCTTACGACCCATCTCCATATACTGCTCCTGGTGGAGCAGGAAATACTCCAGCAACTTCACCTTCACAGGGAAATCCCGGCGGGTATGGAAATAGAGGAACTACTTCATTTCCTGGCGGTGGAGGAGGAGGAGGAGCTGGTACTAGTGGAAGCAATAAAACTTCTTCTTTTGCTACCGCTGGCCCAGGTGGTTCTGGAACTTCTTCTAGTATATCCGGATCTAGTATTGAATATGCTGGCGGTGGCGGTGGTGGCCAATATTATGACCCAACACAGCCATACGTACCTGCTGGATCTGGTGGATCTAGTGTTGGAGGCAATGGGGGTGTAGGTTTTACTGGGTCCACAGCTGGCGCTACAAATAGAGGTGGTGGTGGAGGAGGAGCTAGTGCAGATTTTGTTCCTTTCCAAGGACCTACTCCTAGTGGAGGGGTTGCATCTGCTGGGGGGTCAGGAATTATTATTGTCAGATATTTGACAGCTTATACTGCTTAATACAACTTATTGGAGAGATATGGCACATTTCGCAGAATTAAATCAAGATAATATCGTAAAGCAAGTTGTTGTTGTTGATAACGATGTAATTTTGGATGAAAATGGAGTGGAAGATGAAGATTTAGGAATCTCTTTCTTAGAGAATCTATATGGACATAGAAATTGGAAACAAACTTCTTATAATAAGAACTTTAGGGCACATTATGCTGAAATAGGAGGATCTTACGATCAAGACAAAGATATATTCATTCATAAAAAACCATATCCAAGTTGGATTTTAAGCGAAGAGAGTAATACTTGGAAACCCCCTGTACCAAAACCAACTCCTATAGATGGATCATTATTTATTTGGAATGAAGAAACTGGAGAATGGATAGATATTGTAAATATACAGTAAATGTAGTTATTAATTTATTTTTTAATGAGTATGAACGAAATTATTAAACAATCTCCCCCTATCATGGAGAAGCATAATTCTTTAGGGGTTTATTTTTCTATTGACGAGGGATATCCAGCTGTTCCTTATGGAGCGTCTCAATATTTTGAAAAATATGGATATATGTTGGTAAAAGATTTATATAACACTAGATATTTTAAAAATCACCAATACGAAAATCTAAGAAAAAATAATGTCTTCAGTATTTTTTCTCAAGAGTATTACAAATGTTTTGAAGAAATTAAAAATATTTTAGAAAGTGTTTTGAATGCAAATTTGTATAAAAAATCGTACTATGACAAATTTTATACATCTTCAAGTGGAAATTTGAATCATTTTAATCAAAACTCCGATATTTGTGTAAGATATCAATTAAGTTCAAAATCAAATAAAACTATAGTTTATATTAAAACTGATACTGAAGAGATTCACCAAGTCAATCTATGTGATGGTGGAGCTTTAATATATAAAAATAGTTTAGAAAGAAATATAACTATTAAGAATGTCAGGGATTCTAATAATTTATTTAAAAAAATAATCCCTAATAATTTTTTCAGTCATCAAATTTTCTTTCATTACGATTATTGTAAATAAATTCTGGAGTAAGTAAAAAATGGCACATTTTGCAGAACTAGATGAAAACAATGTTGTAAAGCAAGTCATTGTTGTGGGAAATGAAGATATGATAAATGAAAATGGTGAAGAAATTGAAGAAATTGGAGTAAATTTTTTAGAAAGTTTGTTTGGACATAGAAATTGGAAACAAACTTCTTATAATAAGAACTTTAGGAAAAGGTATGCTTGCGTAGGCGATACCTACAGGGAAGATAAAGACTGTTTTATAGGAGAACAACCATTTCCTAGTTGGACTCTAAACGAAGAAACTATGGAATGGGATCCTCCTGTACCAAAACCAATAATACACGGATCATTTTATGTCTGGGTCGAATCAGAACTAAACTGGAAAAATCTTCTTGAATAAGATCAACTATATACCTAGTATCCAATGAGGTTATTATTTTTATGTCATTTCAAACTGTGTGGTATGAAACCAAAATGCCAGAAGAAATTATTAATATCTTCGAAAAAGATCTAGAAAATGTTCCCACAGAAGACGGTCAGGTTGGGCAAGTAGACAATTTTAGGATTTCTTATAAAACAAGAAAGTCTAAAATTGGTTGGGTTGGTGCAAATTGTTGGTTTTCTGGACTTTTATATTCTTATATTTTAAAAGCCAATAATGAGAATTTCTTTTATGATATTAACGGATTTGAAGCAGATACGATTCAATATAGCATTTATACCAAAGACAGTCATTATACTTGGCATACTGATATGTCTCTTCCCAATTTTTATCACCCAACAAAAAACACAGAAGAAGATTTTGTAAAACTAGGGTCAGAAAGTGTTAGAAAACTATCAGTTAGTTTGCAACTTTCTGGTGAAGACGAGTATGAAGGTGGAGAAATGCAATTTTTAGATGATAATAATCAACTTTATACTGCACCAAAATCTAGAGGTACTGTAATTATTTTTGACAGTAGAGCTAAACATAGGGTAAGAAAAGTAAAATCTGGGTGCAGAAGATCTATTGTTGGGTGGGTTGTTGGACCTAGATGGAAATAAATATAAAATAATAGAGCAATAGTTAGATAGTATGCCACTTCCTAGTTCTGGAGAAATAAGCTTATTACAAATTGCCCAAGAGTTTTTGGATGGATCCCCACATGCTATAGATGAATTCTATAGGGGAGGTAGTAAAGTATTTCCAAGTCCAGCAAATAATCCTATTCCTACTAGTGGCACTATTGCATTTTCAAATTTTTATGGTGCAACATTAAAACTTACAAGTGGTGGAACAGAATCATTGAGTCCTAGCGGAGGATCTCAAAGACATACTTTCACTTCTACTGGTAATTTTATCAGTATTGGAACAATCCCAAGTTTAAATTACATGGTTGTTGGTGGAGGAGGTGGAGGAGGTTCTACTTATGGTGGTGGTGGAGGTGCTGGTGGATTTAGACAAGGAACATTTACTAATTTTGCTGCAGGAACGTATCAAGCAACTATTGGTGGGGGTGGGGGAGATAGGGGTAATGGAAATAGCAGCGTTTTTAGCACTATCACTTCCGCTGGTGGGGGTGGCGGCGGTAGAGGATATCAAGGAAGTCCTGCCACTATTCCAGGAGTAGCTGGAGGATCTGGAGGTGGTGGAGGATTTTCTGCAAACTATATTGGACTTTTTGGTGGAGGTGGTGGAGCAGGAAATACTCCAGCAACTTCACCTTCACAAGGATTTAATGGGGGAAGTGGTGCTCATGGATCTCCATCATATCCTGGAGGAGGTGGAGGAGGAGGCGCTTCTGGAGGGGGCGCTAGCAAGTATTCTGCATTTGGATCTGCAGGAAGAGGGGGAAACGGTACTGTTTCTGCAATAAATGGATCCACTTATGCGGGAGGGGGAGGGGGAGGACAGTATAGAAACCCATCCCAACCCTTTGCTCCTGCTGGGCCCGGAGGAACTGGGGGTGGAGGTAATGGAGGTGTAGGTGCTGGTGGCGCGTCTGGAAGTGCAAACACTGGTGGAGGTGGTGGTGGTGGAGCTGGACCTGGTTCTGGTGGGTCTGGGATTGTAATTTTATCCTATGGAAATGCTACTGGAGGAACTGTAACTGCAGCAAGTGGATACACAATTCATACCTTTACTTCTACTGGAACTTTCACTGCAAATTCTACAATAACAGCAGAGTATTTGGTTGTTGCTGGAGGTGCTGGAGGTGGAATGGGGTCAGGTGGTGGAGGAGGTGCCGGCGGATACAGAACAGGATCGATTACAATACCCGCAGGATCTTATACCGTAACTGTTGGTGGTGGAGGAGGTGGAGGAACTTCATATGGAGCAAGAGGTCCAAGTGGAAATCCAAGTACTTTCAGCACAATAACTTCTGCTGGAGGTGGTGGTGGAGGAACTTCTTATCCTTCCTCAGCGTATCCGGGAGTAGCGGGAGGATCTGGCGGAGGAACTAGTGGAGAAGGTGGATCTATTGGCCCAGGAAACTCTCCAGCAACTTCCCCATCGCAAGGAACTAATGGTGGACAGGGAAGACAGCTAGGATATTCTGGTGGTGGTGGTGGCGGTGGTGCAGCTGGTGGTGGAGGTAGTAAATATTCTACCTTTGGATCTGCTGGACCAGGAGGTTCCGGAGCAACTAGTGCTTTTAACGGAACTAGTACAGTTTATGCTGCTGGTGGGGGTGGTGGTCAGTATAATGATTATACCCAACCATTTGCACCATCTGGAAATGGAGGTTCTGGTGGTATTGGGGGAAGAGGAGGAACTAGAGCAACTCCTGTTGGAAGCGGTACAGCTAATCGTGGAGCAGGTGGAGGTGGTTCTGGGAATGGTTGGCAAGGAGGATCCTTCTTTTCAACCGGAGGAGGTGCGGGTGGTTCCGGAATTGTTATGATTAGATATACTTAATCTTGATTCAGTAGATTAAAGCAATCAATATCTTTATCATAAGCATATTCTTTATACTTACCGTTTTTTCTGACATAGTGCAAAAACAATTGCACATGATTTTCATTTTTACCACAATTTAGAGGAGATCTCCAATGAGGGAGATCAATTCCTTTATATAAAAGTGCAGAACCAATATCAATATTGATTTTTTGTTTTTTATTATTAGAATCTAGAATTTGTAGTGGCCATTTTGTGGGACTATCAATTGTAATTGATAAGGATATTTCACAAGACGGACGATCGATATGACATTTTAAATATGATTTATTGGGATATGCGGTCATAAACCAATAGGTTGGTATTATTTCTTCACCAATTAATTCTTCAATAATTATTTTTGCTTTCTTTACAGCAAAAACTGCATACTTTGGGGAATAAAACATTATTACATTTCCCCTTGTTTTATCATATTCTGGTTGATATAAGTTTATATTATTTTTGTATGCTCCCCTTCTAATAGTCGCGATTTCGGATCTAGTAAATATATTTTTTAGATATAACCAACCGTTTTTCTCAAATTCTCTACTCATTTTTTCTTAAAGAAAGTGGACACTTTTTGAACTGACCACTTCTTGACAAAAAAGATTTGTTGTGGTCTAGAATTTGAACAGTTCACAAAAAAGGTGTGTAATTGTTCAACACTTTTGATAGGGTTTTATTTCTGGGGTCTATTATTTGGTTTTTTCATTGGGCAACAAAGCTAACTGAATTGACTATTAATCATGCTTTCTTTTAAATTTATTGGATATGGTTATAAAAAAAGACTCTGTGAAAACGTAATTTTATGGTTTACTGAAAGTTATTTACCAAGACACAAAATTGATTTAATCGTCAATCATAGAGGATTAAAAAGAGAAGGTGTTTATGGTTTTGCAAGTATTGAAGATCAATTCTATAGACCTCGTTCTTTTTTCATTGAAATTCAAAGTTCTTTAAAAGAAGAAGATTATATTGCCACTTTACTACATGAACTTTGGCATGTCTACCAGTGGGTAAAGGGTTTCATGAAAGAAAAAGGAAAAAAACGTCTTTGGAAAAACATTGATTATACCGAAGTTTGTTATGAAAATCAACCATGGGAAATAGAAGCAAGTAATATGGAGAAAATTCTTTTCAAAGAATACCTTGACAGGACCCTCAATTCTAACTAAAATGACCTTTGTGGGCGTTAAAAAAATGAAAACTCTTTGGGTACTTGGAGAAGAGCAACTCTCCACAGACATTCTTAACTTGATTCATTGGGTATGTAATGGTAACGTTTGGATAAGAGATGTAAAGTATGATCTTACTGTAATTGATAGTAAGATTTTCTTTAAGATCTCTGGTATTAAGAGTTTTCAGTACTCAGAGTTTTACTATGGATTGGTGTCACGATCTGGTAATGGATTTGTAGATTTTCTTTTCTATGAAGGAGATCAACCTCCTCTAGAGAATAGTGTTCCTATTGCTGCAGCAGAAGCAACAAAAAACAATGGAAGAGAGTCTGGGAATATGAATTCTCAGAGAGCATCTAAGAAGATCTCTATCATTGAGAAGTGGGGTAATATTCCTTTTGCATACCTGATTGCTAACTCATGGGACATTCAAAAAACCCAAAGGTCTTTTAGTCATTCCCATAATTGCGATTTTGCAACTATGGAGTATTTCGGTACTGATATTCTGATTTCAAAGATTGATAAGTTGGGATATGAAAAGTATAATAATCCAGTCCAATTCAACAGTATTCAAGAGGTATGTGAGTGTGAGGGACTGAAGAAGTCTAAGTCTGGTTTTATTCCTTCTCGTGTATTCTGTGGAGAAGACGTAATTCAAGTCCAGGCAAATCTTTACAAGGATAATGGTAACAATGATCCTGGGGAAGGATATATTGCAAGTCGTGCTTATTTGTGTCGCTTGTTGAATCCAGATGTAGAGATTCAAATTGTGAATCATAATCGTCCTATTGAATATTTTAAGAAGAAAAACAATAAACTAATCAACGTCCTTAAGATTGTGGGTGTGACTGCAGTTTTTCCTGATGGGGAAACTCTGGTGATTGAGAAGCAACCAGGAATTTATGAGAAAGATTATTGGGAGTATTCAACCAGGGGTGAAAAGATTTCTTCGATTGTTATGGAGAACTACTATGTTAATCATGGTTGGAAAGTTCTCTTCACTAATCATGCTGGTTGTGGAAAGTCTTATGTGAATATTGGTGGTGAGTATCACAAAACTGAAAAGTCAAAAGGACTTCCTGATCTAGTTCTTTACAATGAGTCTCAGAATCTTCTCTATGTGATCGAGGCAGAACAATCAAAGAACTACAAGAAAGGTATTGTGCAAGTTAAAGACGCTGCATTTTCAAAGTTCATTGACAGAGAAATTCTTTCCCGTTTGCCTTTTGGTGTAAAAGTTGAAAAGTATCTCTGCACTTATGGAAAATATAATCAGGAACCTGAGGTAATTTTTAATTTGACAGAAGACTTTAAAATCAATTATAATAAGTATGCAGAGGTAATTAAATGAGATATATTGGAAATAAAACAAAACTTCTAGACTTCATTCACAACGAAATTCAAGGTGTCTGTGGTGACATTTCTGAAATGCACTTTTGTGATTTGTTTGCTGGATCTGGATCTGTATCCAAATACTTCAAGCAGTATGTTCGACAAGTATCTTCAAATGATCTTGAGCAGTACAGTTATGTTCTGTGCTCTAACTATGTTGGTAACTTGCCAACTCTGGATTGTTCAGAATTGATTCAGCACCTGAATGATATTGCTAGTGTTGAAGGTAGATTTTATCAGCATTTTTCTCCTGCAGGAAATCGCAGTTTCTTCACTGAGCATAATGCTAAGAGAATCGACGCGATTCGGAATGAAATCGAACGAATGCACTATCACAATGAGATTAATCTGGATCAGTATTATTTTCTTCTTGCTTCTTTGATTGAAACTGTGGATTCTTATGCCAACACAACTGGAGTGTATGGTGCTTTCCTTAAACAATTCAGTGGAAGGGCTGCTAAGAACTTAATTCTTGTTCCTGCTCAACCTTCGCCTGGAAATCGTGGATTTGCTTATCGTAATGACGCAAATAAATTGATTAAAACTATTCGTGGTGATATTCTTTATCTTGATCCCCCATACAACACCAGACAATATGGAGCAAATTATCATATTCTGAACTATCTGGTAGACTATAATAACTTCCAGTTTAAAGAAGAATCTAAAACTGGACTTGGTGATTATAACAAGTCTGAGTATTCTTCAAAGAGATCAGTTGCAGAATCTTTTGATCAACTAATTAGTGACGCTAAGTTCAAGTATATCTTTGTTTCTTATAACAATGAGGGTATCCTAAGTATGGAAGATATGAAAAATATCATGTTCAAATATGGCGAGTATCAACTCAAAACCAAAGAACACAAAAGATATAAGTCAAATACAAATATTCCACAACAAGCAAAAGTTCTTGAGTATCTTCACGTTTTAACTAAATGACATTCTCCGATTTTGTTTCCGAGTTTCCGATCGTTAAAAATCCTAAAACAAAACCTTATGTGAATGTCGCTTCTCCTTTTATTCAATGGGTTGGTGGAAAACGATCTCTTCTAGAGAAGTATGATCCTATTATTCCTACAGAGTTTAATAATTACTACGAACCATTTCTTGGTGGTGGAGCAATGTTCTATCACATGTATGCCAAGTATGGTTCCACTAAGAAGTATTATTTGTCTGATCTCAACTCAGAACTGATTAAAGTATATAATGCTGTAGTGTCTTCTCATGAGGACATTTCTAAACTTATTTCCTATATGAACGTGAGGCATAGTAAAGAATTTTATTATGCAATTCGTAATTATGATCGTGAGGAACTTGCTCCTAAACGTTACAGAAAGAAATTTGATATTCAAAACGATTTGAATGATATTGAACTTGCTGCAAGATTTATTTACTTAAATCTCACTTGCTTCAATGCACTTTATCGAGTGAATAGTGACAATCTTTTCAATGTTCCCATTGGAACTTCTCTGAAAAAGGATATTGCTGATAATGGAACACTTAAATCTTGTTCTTCTGTGTTAATCAACGCCGAGATCAAATATCAACCATACAGTAATATTCAACCTTCTCAAGGTGATTTTGTTTTCCTAGATCCACCCTATGCACCTTTGTCTGCAACCTCAGATTTTACTTCTTATACTGTTGAAGGATTTGGTCTGGAAGATCAAGTAAATCTTCGAGATTTTTGTAATGACTTAAATAAGTCTGGCGTTAAATTTATGTTGGCAAACTCTAATTGTGAATTTATTAAGGAACTTTATAAAGATTATTCTCAACATACTTTTTCTTTGAATAGAACTTTGAATTCAAAAAAGGAATTGAGGAAACAGACTACAGATAATGAAATCTTGGTGTGCAATTTTTGAACTGGCACATTAAGTTCCCATTATCTGATTTTTTAATATATGATAACAGAGTTAAACAAATTAAAAATGAAAACCGAGTTTATCTGCGTCCAACCAAAGAGTTCTAAAGCAAAAAATCGGTTTGCAAATCTCATGAATTCTCTTCATTCTTGTCGTGTGGAGCAACGTAAAGACGGAAAGATTTTTCTTGCTTCTATTACTGAGCGTTACTTTTTTTGGATACCCGAGACTGGCGATGAACATTGGGAAATTGTAAAATGAAAGTTATAAAATTGCATAAAAATTATCCTTTACTTCTAATAAAAAATTTTGAAGTAATTGATGATAATAAAAAAGAGTCTCTTATCAATATTGTTGTTAATAACAACAAAAAAGTATCGATAGCTCTCACTGGATATAGCTTTCCAATTTATCACGATCCAACATGTTTTTTCTCAAATTTGTTACGTAAATTTAGAAATACTTGTACTGAGATATTTGGAGATTTGCAATATTTACCAACAAATAATGATTTTTGTTGGGCATATTGTAGCAATAATGGTGACTATGCTGAGATTTGGCATAATCATATGAAAACCTCCACAATTAATTCAGTATATTATTTGAATGTGCCAAAATGTTCTGGTGGAGAAATTGAATTTGATCTGGGAGGAGGTAAAGTATTTAAATATAAACCAAAAAACTTTGATTTGTTAATTTTTCCAAATTATCTTCGCCATAGACCACTCAAAGTGGATAGTATTGATCTCAGAGTTTCAATTAATATGGAATTTTTGTGTGAAGAACCCCCATTTTACATCTTTGATTTTAAAGAAAGATGACAATTAAAATACAAGATAATTTTTTAGATTATCAGCAATTTTTTCTTCTAAAATCTAGTATTCTAAACCCAAATTTTCCTTGGTACTTGAATGACAGTGTAATTACACCTACAGAAACAAAGTTTGCAGACGAAAGTGAGACATATCAGTTTACTCACACATTCTTTTCTGATAATTCTATAAAAAGTTCTTGGTATCAGTTTTTAACTCCAATACTAGATAAAATAGATTATGAAAGTATTTTGAGAATTAAAGCAAATCTGTTGCCAAGAACAGATTCTTCAGAACTTCAACCTTTTCACTGTGACAATTCTTTTGACCATAAGGTTTCGATTTTTTATTTGAATTCAAATAATGGATTTACAATATTTGAAAATGGTGACAAGGTAGAAAGTCTAGAGAATAGATTGCTGACATTTTCTGGAAGTTGGTTGCATTCTGGAACTACTTGCTCCGACAAAAATGCTAGAATTCTTATTAATTTCAACTATGTTTAGGAATAAAATATGAATTTTAAATTTGTTGGAAATTATCAGGTAGATGTAATAAAACAAAAAATTCTTGAAAATGGACAAAATCCTTGGAAAGAAAATAGTGTGCGGCAAAAAATTTATGATGCACACAGGGAAACGCAAACAATACCTTTACTTTGGGATTTAAGATCTTTACAGCACAATAGCGTTGGAGAAAAGACCGAGTATTACGATCTTTATGGTGTAGATAATTATTTTTGTGATATAAAAAATATTTTAAAGGAATTTTATGGTGAAGGTAGAATAGTAAGATTAATTCTTACAAAACTTAAAAAAAATAAAAAAATTTACCCTCACGTAGACGACACTATATCACTTTCTCTTTCTAACAGAATTCACATTCCAATTATAACAAATGAAAACGTTGTGTTTTTAGTTGGGGGAGAAAGTAAAACTATGTTAGAGGGTGAAATGTGGGAAATTAATAACCTTAAAGAACATTCCGTATCAAATGACGGAAGATATGATAGAATTCACTTAATTGTAGATTATTATGCCTCAGAAAAATTTAGAGACTGAAACTAAGAAAATGTATGACGATTGTTTTTATGTAGAACAAAAAAAGTGGGGTACCTGGAGTTCTTATGATAAAGAAGGTAAAGGTATTATAACTTCTCTTACTGAAGAGGAGTGTGTAAAGTCTACTAGATATTATTTGAAACTTAAACAAGAAGGTAGTTTGAGTGAAGTAGGCAGTGTTTATGAAGGAACTGTATATGGAAAACTTTAGAAAAGGAGATCGAATAATTTATCTTGATTGCATTGAAGAACAAGTAAATTGGGGATCAAATGACGATCCTAGAAAAGTCCTTATAGAGGGAGCACTTTATTATATTGAACAGGTTGAAATTCATTCTCAATACACAAAATTGACTTTACGTGGAATTTCTGGTAGATTTAACAGCGTATCATTTAAAAAAATATGACACTTCGAACTTTTGTAGACAAAAATGGAAATTCTTGGGAGTGGGAAGAAACTCCAGAGGTTTTGGAAGCACTGAAAAAATTACATGAAACTAAGACTGACACCAAAACAGCAACTTTGGGGTGATATCTTTCGCTGTGCTGTTGAAAGGTCTAACATTTATTTCAAATGTAACGATCTCGAAAGACATGCAAGAGAACACACCACAGTCGTGCTATCCTTACAAAAAGGAGATAAATTCTGGAAAGAACTTCTATGAATATTTTTGTAACTTCCCAATGGCCTGCTGAGAGTGCTATTTGCCTCCCAGACAAACATGTTGTTAAAATGCCACTAGAATGCTGCCAAATGCTTTCTATTGTTGCGTCTGAAAAATGGGGTCATGGTTATGGCAATCTGTATAAAACGGATAACACACCCTACAAAACTGAAAAGGGTGCGTTTCGCAATCATCCCTGCACCAAATGGGCATTAAAAAGTATTCATAATGCATATTGGTTGATTAAGCATGGACTCAATTTATGTGACGAATATTCTTTACGATACAATAAAACTCACTCATGCTATAAAACACTTGTGGATGCTTTCTACTTGTTTCCTAGGGGTAAGATTACTGAAGTAACTGAATTTGTGAGAGCAATGCCAGATGAATTTAAACTTGACACAAGCATTGACACTTTTACTGCTTACAAAATGTATATTTCGTCCAAACCTTGGGTTGCAACTAATTATCTTCGTATGCCAGAACGAAAACCTGAATGGGTATAAAAATAATGGAAAATAAATCTACCTATCACGTTCTAGATCCAACAACTCCTTGGTATGAGTGGTTATGTTATTGTGAAATTTGCAATCAATTAAATGTTCCAGGGCAACCATCTCTTGGACGTTTTATGTCATATAGGCGTTATTTAAAATCCGTTGGACTTATTGATAATGATTAGAAAATTTGTTAAATGGTTTATTTCACCAACACAAAAACCTCTTATTGAAAAGTCCGATATCTATTCAAAAGTGATTGAATTGGAATCGAGAATTGAAAAACTTGAGGAAGAAAACGTAGGGATTATAAATGAACTTTATCGTATGGAAAATTCTTTGGATGCACGTATAGATATTCTGGCACTTGAGAAATGGACTAAAAAAGATGTATGAATTAGATGATTTTGAAAAAGCACTAGCACACTTTGGTACAAGAGTAGACATTATTGTTGCAATGGAAATTGGAGGCAAACTAGATGCTGACGCTGCTTACAAAAATATTAAAATGGAACTCAAAGAACTCAAGCGAGTACGAAAGTCCATCAAGAAAGACAAGGATTTGTGATAAGTGTGGCGTAGAAAAACCACTTGACAAGGACAACTATCAAGTGGTAAAATATTTTCGTGATGGATTTAGTTATTATTGCCTTGAATGTAGTAAACCAAAACCCAAAGATTGATTATGAACTATAAAAAGTATTCTCTTGAAAATCTTGAGAATTGGTTGTATGATGCGATGTCTTCTGGTGAAGCAACACCGCAAGAGATTTATGATGTGATTGTTGATTTGGTAAAGGACAATTACTACACTTATAAACATCAAACATCTCAAGCATATGAACTTCTTGCACTGTTGAATGGTAATGGTAAGGGTCATATTGAAGCATATGATGATGTGATGCGAGAAAAAGAATACTATGAACCTTGGGGTCATAGTGATTTGGAATATCTTGTAAATCAAAAAGAAGATAAAATTGTGAAGTGGATTCTCCCTGTTCAACAAAAAATTGAAGAGGGTATTGATGATTATTATGTCCAGTTCCCTGATGATTTGTTGGAAGCAGCAAATCTAA